TACGGAACGTGGCACCCGCACCACAGTGCAGGTACTGGTCGTGCAGCCTGCCGTCCGTGCCCACCGTGTCGATGATGGTCTGCAGCTTCTTGAGGCTGGAACCTCCGAGCACCTGCTTGGTCTTGAGCAGGTAGTACACCTGCTCGTAGCCATTCCTCTTGTCGTCCGGCAGGGATCCGTTCAACGTCTGCGCCAGTCGCTCCATCATCTTGGCGACGTGCTGCTCATCGAACGAAACAGCATTGACCCCACGCTCCGCGCACCAAGCTTGGAGCTGAGGATGGCTGTTGAGGTTGAGGTCTTTCGCATCGCAAGCGATACGGAAGTCCTCGACTGCCCGCTCCACGTTGGTCAGGTAGCGCAGCTGCATGTTGCGGACCAGGTCCAGGTCCACGTGCCAGCCCACGTTGTTCATGTCCATCGTGACTGCTGCGTTGGCCAGCTCCTGCTCCGAGGTACGGGGCAGCAGCAGGCCAGCCAACTTGAGGCTGAGCTCTGCATCCACCCCGCAGTACCGTGCGAACTCAGCCCACTCATCCATGTGGTCGACCCGGATCTGCGGGTCGAATGCACTGGACGTGAGCTGGTACTTGCCCGGGATGGAGAACAGCTTGATCAACTCGTAGCCCGAGTCGAGCTTGTCGATGCCGAGCAGCTGGGGCGCTGCTGCTTCCAGCTTCCCGGCTGCACCAGCAGCACGGGCCAGCACTGCGGAGTCCACGAAACGATCGCTCGGGATCTGGATCCCCATCGCCTCGAGCACTGCCTGCTCGAAGCCGGCGTTGTGTGCTGCGATGAGCTTGCCTCGCAGCGCCTCGATCAACCGATCACGCTCTCCCTCGTAGTCCTCGACGAAGTCGAACAGGTAGCCCGCGATGTTGCCGTCGGGCCGACTGTGCACAACTGCCGCCAGCAGAGGACGGAAGTCTGGGCACTTCACGTACCGATCCAGCCCATGCGTGGGCAGGTCGGTACTTGCGTAGGTCTCGAAGTCCAGACCCACCAGGTCCAGATCAGTCCAGTCCACCGAGCATCTCCTTCTCGTTGATGCCTACCCCTGGGTAGAGCATCTTCATCATGGCCGGACAGAACGGCCGGCCCTTGGCACCGCGGCTGTGCGGATTGGCAGGGCAGAACAAGCAGTGGTCACCAGGCATCAGGTCCGTGCTGCCTGCGAGGATCGCAGCCTCGGCAGCCTTGGCATCCTCAGCGAACTGGTGCAGTCGCTGGGCTGAGGCGAACCACCCGGCGGTGATACCTGCCGCAGGCTGCACGATGTGCAGGTGTGCGCCCTTCGCCTTCATGGCCAGCGGTGCATAGGTCACCGCGTAGTACATGAGCTGCTCGTTCTCCCACGGATCGACCGGGATCTTGCCGGTCTTGAAGTCGAACACGTGCAGCTCGTCGGCCACGTACAGCACCAGGTCTGCCGTCGTCGACGGCGTGGACTTCAGCCACATCGCCTTCATCGGTGTCTCGATCAGCGCCTTGAACCTGCGTGTTGCTCTGATCGCAGCCACGTAGCTGATCGCCTCGGCCATGTGGACCTGATCCTTGACGGGCAGGGCCATGACACTGGCGAAGATCTCGTGCATGATCGTGCCCCGGTTGGCTGCGTTGTCCGCATCCGGATCCCGTTCGGGTGCCACCCAGTTCGGGATGGACAGCTCCAGATTCGCTGACCCTGCGCACCCTATGTGGCGCTTCGCCACACTTGCAGAAAATTTTTCCATGCTCTCCTCCTCCAGGAGAGAGATGGGGGCAGCCATCGCTGACTGCCCCCATCTCAGTGGGTTCCTCAGTCCATGAGGAACATGGCGTCCTCGTCGATGGCACCGCCACCGCCGAAGGGCGTGTCGTCCGACTTGAAGACGACGATGTTGGCAGACGCCGAGAAGCCCGGGATCTTGCCATTGCGGTAGGCGTAGAAGCCCACGGTCGCCATGACCCGGCACCCTGCGTACAGCTGGTGCGAGGTCTGGTTCACCGGCAGGATCACCGGGTAGGTGAGCCGATCCGGGTCGGGCACGGCCAGCTCGGTCGGGTCGTTGACGATGGCACGCAGGTCCATGGCCACGCCCTTGGTGCCGACAACCTTGATGCAGGCCACGGCGTCCGGACGGAGCGCCGCGGTCTTGTCGTTGATCACCTTGTACGGCGTGTTGTACACGTCGCTCCCGCCAGCCTCGACGGCGGCGATCAGGTTCTTGACCTCGGCGGGCTCGAGCGCGTTGCGCTTCTCGCCGGCCTTGCTCTGCTCCGCACAGTAGGGCAGGAACACGTTGACGAGGTGCTCCTTCAGGCGCTCTGCCTGAACGTCGGACAGCAGGAGCTGGAAGTGGGGAGCGCTGCTCGCCACATCCTTGTTCGGGAACTGCCCACGCTGGCTCAAGGCGAATGCCTCGTCAGGCGTGAACGACGGGAACGACAACCACCCGGAGAGGGTGATGTTCAGGTCTGGCATTGCTTCCTCCTCAGGAAGACTTGATGGGTTGGGACACCAGCCCCCATCCCGCAGCAGTGCGCAGGTAGGGATCCTGTGCACATCTACGTGGATGGGGGCCGGTGGTACTACATGCAGCAGTAGTTGTCTGCTGCCATGAGCAGCGGCCTGACGTCCTTGGCCAGCAAGCTGAGCACCTCGGAGAGGTAGGTCTGCCTGTTGACCAGGGAGATGTCGAACAGCTGCTCGATCGAACCGCGCACCTGCTTGAACGCCTCATGTGCTGCGTTCGAGGAGTCGTAGTCTGCGATCGCAACCACGACACCCCAGTCCTTGCCGTCGAACAGACCCACCAACGCCTCGTAGTGGGTCCCGCTGTACTCGGCAGCGGCCAGCACGGTGTCCACGTCGTACTCGCCCGGACCCCACACGGTGGCCGTGTCACTGACGATCGCCAGGTGGGCGTTCGCCAGATACGACAGGGCCACCACATCGGTGATGATCTCCCGGATGGTGCGCGCGGACATCGAGCCACTCACGTCAAGGACGACCAGGTTGTCCGGCTGACGTGCGTGCGTGATGGTGGCACGGTAGTCGCCCAGGATCGGGCGCTTGGCGTTGACCATCATCATGGACTTGAACACCATCTGCCCTTCCTTTCCGGGCATGTGGGCGACCACGTCCTTCAGCTTCGCCGCCACGTCCTTGATGGACTTGGCGATCTCCACCTGCAGGGACTTCCACACCTCGGGCAGGATCTCCCCTGCCGGCGGTGCGGCTGCCGTGTCGAACCTGATCTGTCCCTCGTTGATCAGGTACTCGTAGCCCAGCTCGAGCAGGTAGGACTGGAGCTCCGTGCTGTGCTCGCCCCCGTTCTTGAGCAGAGCGTTGGCGACGGTGGACTTGTGCGTCACAGCCATCAAGTGGCTGAGCTGCACCACGTCCAGGTCGTAGACCTTGGCGAAGAACAGGACCGTCTCCGTATCCGGCAGGATCTCCAGCAGGATGGGCTTGACGAACCTGATGCCAGGCTTGACCTCGATGATCTCAGGCATCATCGGTGGCTTCCTCCTTCATGACGTCCATCATGTCGAGCAACTGGAGGTTGGTCTCCAGGTTGATGGACTGGATGGGTGTGAGCCGCGGGTTACCCCGCAACTTCAAGGCCGAGCGTCTGTACTGCTCGGTCCATGGTGCCTTGCTGTCCAGCAGCAGGACGTACTGATCCTTGCCCACTACGTGAGCGTTGTGGTTGTTGACGTCGATCAGCTCTCGCATGCTCGACGTCTTGACCAACCGGAGCTGGGTCTGTCCGATCAGGTGGCGCAGGCTGGTGCCCTTGCCATTGGTGGCCTTGACCACCTTCGTGCCCTTGCCCTTGAAGGCGTCGAGCAGATCGAACATCGGCAGCACCTCGTTGTCGAGGACTGCCATCATCTCCGGTGTATCCGCCATCGTGGGCAGCAGGCCCAGTGACTCCACCAGGATGGTGGCCAACCGCTTCTTCTCGGTCTTGCTCTTGCGAGGATCAGCGACCGGGATGTGCAGCAGCCTGTCCTCCAGTGCCTGGTCGTAGGCGACCACGCTGTTGGAGGCACCGATGATGAACACCTTGGGCAGTCGGTAGGCACCGACCCTGCGACTGGTGAAGATGTCGAGCAGCCCCGAGTACACCTCGGGAAACCCTCTCAAGAACTCATCGAAGAGCAGGATGTCGCCGTCCTTGAGCTGGGTCCAGAACGTGGCCGGCAACATGCGCAAGTGCATGTCGTCGTCCTTGCCGTGCGGCATCTGCACACCTTCTACCTCGAGAGGTGACAGGCGTGAGACGTTGATGATGTGCAGCTCCTTGCCGACCAGCTCAGCCAGTTGCTCCACCACAGTGGACTTGCCGCAACCGGCAGGTCCAACGAGGTGAGGCATGGGTGAGCGCACGTCGTAGGCCAGGGCCATGACGTAGAGACGCATGATCATCTCAAGCACTGGGATCACCCAGCCTCTGCAGCTCCCGGTTGATGTACCAGGCTGCCTTGCGAAGGTCCTCGATCTCGGTGTCCTTGTTCTTCAGACCAGCACGGCAGATGTACTTGACCGCGTTGCCGCGGTTGAAGTTCATCTGCTCGGTGAGGTCGATGACCTCGAGCCCCTCGTACGCCGTGTAGTGCGCGGGACTGTTCACGGGATCGTGCATTGCTCCTCCTCAAGAGCGGGCAGAGGTGGCGCCTGCTTGCGACAGTAGGCGCCACCCCTGACAGAACTACTCGGCGATGGCGACGAGCAGGTCTCCCACCCAACGGAGCAGGTCGAAGCGACCCGCGTCGAGGATGTTGAGCACGGTCCCGTCGACGTCGAGCGGGACTCGCTCCTCGGCCACGCCTTCGGTCGCCTCGGTCAGCACGACGGAGTCCCACTGCGAGGAGGGCTCGGCGAGCAGGGCCTTGGCCTCCTCGGCGGCCTTGATCAGCGGGCCGAACGTCTGCTGCACGGCAGCACCGAAGATGTCCTCGGCGTCCTTGTGCTTGCGCAGGTGCTGGGCCATGGACCAGCGATCCGAGTGCAGCACCGTACGTCCCGTCTTGCCGGTGTCATCCGTGCCCTCAACGAGCACGCCCCCGCCGAGAAGCGGAGTGGTGGTGAACTGAGCCATTGGCTCCTCCTTCTGGTCAGTACTCCTGGCGAGGTGCCAGGAGACCCTTCTTCTTGGCTGCCCGGAACAGGTCAGCCAGCGTGGTGCTGGTGCTGTGCACCATTTGGGTGAGCTCCTCGTCCTTGGCAGCGAGTGCCTTCTCCTCGGAGCCCGTGATGTGGAGCAGGCAGTCCGGCTGGGCGCAGGTCGAGTAGGTCTGGTCCGACCATTCTCCCTCCTGCACCCAGGCCGATGCCTGCTGGACAGTGCGCGATCCCTCAGATGAAAGGATGAAGATCGAGTAGTCCATCTGTACTACGTGCTCCCCATCCTCGGTCGTGGCCACGACCTCAGCCAGCTGGCTGATGATCTGGTCATCGGTGACCTGGAACGTCTCGTTCATTGGAGTCACTCCAGACTCTCGAGGATCAGCTCGAGGCTGTCCTTGAAGTCGAGGGTCTTGTACCTCTCCGCCAGCTCGTCGATGTCATCGAGACTGATGTGCTCGGCGAGCTTGTCGTAGATGTCAGCCAGCAGGTGCTTGTCCTTGTCGAAGGACGTACGGTGGTAGGCGGACACCATGTGGTAGCCGGTGATCAGGTCATCCTTCACCGCGGATAGGTCGTAGCCGTACCCGTGGTACTTGGCATATCGACCCGCCTCCCTCAGCCCGTTGTACTGACTGATGAACCCGGACCTCCAGTTCTCCCGCTTGTTCGGCATCAGAGGCAGAGGCCCGTTGATGTCATAGCCAGGGAACAGGTAGGGGCGCAAGTCACGGTAGGTTCCGGTCTCCACGTCATAGCCCATGCCCAGCAGACCGAAGTCGAACGACTCCAGCACCTGCGCCAGGCTAGTGGTCGGATGACTATCGGTGATCTTGTACACCACATTGGTCTCCACCCCATCGAGAGACTCGAGACGCATCGAGTTGGTGTGCCAACCACGCATGCCATAGCGCAGCCACCTCTCCCAGACACGGGAGAAGCGGTCGTCCATGACGTAGCCGTTGTTGAGCAACCTCTCGATCGTGGCGATCAGCACCTGCTCAGTGGGAACGAACACGTCCAGATCAGACCAGGATGCAGGCATGGCGTGGGCCTGCGCCGCCACACAGGATCCGGCCACGAAGACCGGCATCCCGTGCAGCGAGCGCAGGATCCC